TGTAAGATTCTGGCAAACCGGGACACCACCCAGTCGCTTGCTTCATCTGAAAATAAAATCTATCACTCATTTATATATATTATATAATAATATTAAGATATTGTCAAGAACTATTTTTGAGTTCCTGTATGTTTTGCTTAATTTAATTCGGGAAATGTTCCTGTATGATTTCTATTTTTTCCTGAGCTTGTGCAATCTTTTCTACTTCTAGCTCCATTGCTTGTACGATTTCAGCATGCTCGCCTATCCCTACTGGGTTACGCTGATAAGTTAAAAGATTAGCTTTTGCTACTTCAATTTCTCCTTGAAGTTTTACTACTAATGCTTTAAATAAATAGTTCATAATTTCTTTATCCCTTCCACATAGTTTTCAGCTGCGCTTTCGGCATATGACTCACTATGTCCTGTGTATAATTCTTTTTTAATTCTTTCATTGTTTCTGTAAAATACGCAACCCCAAATACCTTTTGATTTGATAACATCTGCTCTAAGGTCACTCTTTACAAAAGTTGAATAATTATCTTCCATCATCTATTGTTCCTTTTAAAAAATTTTCTATAAATCTATTTGCTTGATTATCAAATAGAACTGCATATATCATAAACGGGAAAGCTAATAAAAATAATATAAATACTACAAATGTTGATAGTATTGGTCGTATGGCTAGTGGATTGTTTGGAACTACCTTTCTTAATATAATTAAGCTAGGTCTCCATAGTTTCCACATGGCGATTGAAACGCCACTTAAATATACTGCAATAAACAGTTTCCACCATTCCATTTCTTCTCCTTATATTTATAAGTATTTGTCTAAATGTTTTAGGCGACCTATTTCATAAGCGAGAGCACTTCCCCAATATCCTGTTTTACTACCATCTAGCCAAGGAAAAAGAGTTTGAGAAGTATCGCAAGGTTCTAATATAAATACTTTATATGCCTTTGCTCCATACTTATCTTCGTAATTTACACACTTTACTATGTTACCATAACAAGCATATCCTTTTCTTTCTGACTGGTATTTTTGCGTAATTTCATCTTTAATTATCGCAAATTTATTATGTCGGGGATACCAGACTTTTTCATTGTATTCAAACTCCTCTGCTACACATTCTTCTGGTAGCATTGAGTTTCTCATACCTTCATAGTCTGAGTCTGCTAGTTTTTGAGGTACGCCTAACCTTTCTATAATTCCCTTGACAAATGCAGGGGAACGATATATACTATTAGCGATGGAAGAAATATTTTCTCCATCTAAATAATACTGCACGACTGTTCTTTTCTCATCTTCAGTTGCTACTCTTCCTCGATTCTGATTTCTTCTAGTTTCTCGGAATAGTTTTGTATCATTATGTTCTTCTATGATTCTCTGAAGTCGGGTCGTGTTATACCTAATATTCAGAATTTCACAGGCTTCTTTTTTAGTAATCGGATTGTCGTCCTCTAATAAATTTATTACTCTATCTACATTTTCAAAAGATAGCTTTTCATGAGACTTACTCTTTATCGCCATCTTCACTTCCTAGCAATATAATTGCATAATGTATTATTTTTAATAAATCGTCGGGATTTTTCCCGTCTTTCTTTCCGTATCTTTGGGCATATTTGATTATGTTTCCTATACAAAATCCTTCGCCATGCCCAGCGTCAAAAACAAACTCTGTGGTCTGAATTTTACTACTACCATAGTGTTTGTCATATGTTTGTATTATGTGATTTTCTACCCATTGTAATACTTCAAGTTCATTGAATTTATACTTTGGGTCTGGTTTACCACCTAACCATTTAATCTTCATTAGTTAATAACTCCACTAATGAGGTATATCCACCTATTTTTTCTCCATTGAAAACAATCTGTGGAAAAGTTCTAGCGTCAGGAAATTCCTCTAACATAAACTGTGCGCCGAAGTCTTTTGGAAATAGTAAGTATTCTACTTCACACTTTCTATTTTCTGCCAACATCTTTGCTTGTTTACAAGCTGGGCAATTTTCTTTACCATAAATTATTATCTTGGCCATTTCTTTTCCTTTTTCTTTCATTCTTTTCTGATACTAATACTGTTGATTCCCAAGCAAACCATGCTGAGAATATAAGTAAAAAGCATACAAAAAATCCATGTATTATATCTACTATCATGCTGTTATCCTTCTTTTAGTCCAAGCCCTTTCCTTATCCCACCAATGAGGTTCTCCTCGCTTAGTCCATGAGGCAAAGGTTGCTTTGTCTTTGTGGTAGAAGTCTCGGTACGCTTCAATTGGATTATCTGTTTTGCAAGAATCTGGCATTGCAAGTGCAAACTCTGTAAGTCCAACCCGTGGTATATCGAGGTCGGGGAGTTTAGCGATAACGTCATGCATTGACTTGTGAGACTTGCCTCCATACCTGAAGCCGTATTCTTCATTGAGGGCATCTGCAAGTTGCCATAGCCACTCGTAGTTGTCGAGACTTTCCCGCACCCAAATGCTACAAGGGTGATTGTGCATAGTAGGGAGATACGCAAAAGGTCGCGGCTCAATTGTCTTATGTTTTTTAACTTCATTCCACTCCTCTGATGTAAGTTTTCGTGGTATGTGTCCAACATATTCACTAATCCAATGTGCAGTGCACAAAAGCTGTGCTGACTCGAGTATCATCTTTATTAGATGTTTGTCGCAATGATATTCTGCACATTTCGTAATGTCGTTGTCTAGTATGAATATATTCATCTAATCCAACATTTGTAATGGTATGCACCAGCACTCCATGTAAACACTTCATCACAAAACTCACAATATTCTTTATCTGTTTGTTTAGACGAAAAACGGCTACTGTCTTCACACTCATTAGAGGTGTCAACATTAGCCGTTTCGTTGTTGTTCTTTGATTTTTTCATAATATATATTATACTATAAAAAATAACTATTTGTCAAGAACTATTTTTATTTGCCACCAAAGGCTTTTCCAGCCTCTGATATTCCAAATGCTCCTAAGGTGACTATCACGAACGAAGTATAAATCGTATCGCTAATAACCAAATCTTGCCCTAGAAAAGCTGTGACTAAATCACATATGCCAAAGACTGTCATTAAAAAGAAAGAAATAAATCCTATGATAGCTTTTTCATTTATATCATTATCATCTAAGAATAAATCCATAAATTTACGCTTACCGGGCTTTAATCTAGCGCGGTCTTGTTTCATCTTCTCTATCAAGTCTTCCGCTGCGTCGAGTTTATCGACTAACTTCATATACTTATCTAGGTCAATCTGGACTTCATTTCTACTGTCATCAGTCTCTACTGTAGCCATATCTATTTATCCTTCGCCTTTCCGACATTTAGAGCTATCCAATCTAACACCATGTAGATTTTCTTAACCCAACCGTCGTCCTTAGGTGTAGGTGTCAATGCTGCAATTAATGAAGCTGCCATAACTAAGTATGGTATCACCATAATCCATCTGATTACCCATTCGAAAAATTCTAACATTTTTCTCTCCTAACGCACAAAAGTGCGGCTTTTGCTATATCTGGTTATGCTTTCTGTAAGCTGTTTTGTTCTCCCAATCTTCTATAGCCTTTTTTATACTTCCTTCCGCTAAAACTGAACAATGTAATTTTATTGGTGGAAGTTCTAATAATTCTGCGATTTCTCTATCTTTAACTTGTTTTGCTTCTTCTAATGTTTTGCCTTTTAAAAATTCAACAAAGGTGGTTGAAGACGCAATTGCGCTACCACACCCATAAGTTTTGAACTTTATATCTATAATGCGTTCTTCGTGGTCTAGTTTGAGTTGTAGTTTCATTACATCTCCACATGCTGGAGCTCCTACCATTCCTGTCGCTACATTAGGGTCTTTTGGGTCGAATCGACCTACTGAAAATTTTTTCGGATTGTTTAATACATTTTCAAATCTTTCTACTACTTGTTTACTATAAGCCATAATATTCTCCTATCTTTCCAAATATGTATGGTATAACGACCACAGCAACAAAAAATAACCCTACAAAGGTTATTGCTTCATATATGTCTGCGAATGGTTCCATCATAATTTTTGTATTGTTTTATATCCTTCTATTGTGCTTACGTCAATATCTTCCCACTTTCCGAAATCGACATCATAGCATAAAATTTTATCATTTCCTTCTTTTTGTTTAATATCCATACTAGCCATACTCTCATGTGTGGTGTATTCTCTATTATACATACGCCCACTCTTCAGGCTCATAAATTTAATTTCTACTATGCCCTCTTTGAGTAGGTCTATTAACTTTTGTTCGTCAATCATTTTCTTTATTGAGTTTTCCTACTATTGTTTCAAGTTTCTTTATTCTATCCATTAATGCTGGATAAGCATCAAACTCATGTAGTTCTTTACAGGGGTGTGAATCTTTTTCTACTTTATCAAGTCTATCGTCTAGTTCTTGAGTAAAATCATCAAGTTCCCACAATCTATCCTGTAAGTATGGGTGTTCTTCTAATAAATTAGAAGTTTTTCTTAATTGTAACCAGTTTTTAATCAGATTTATCATTAATAGTTACCTCTCTATAATAAACTATTACTTCTCCAAGTTGTTTAATATATCTTTTCAACTCTTGCATATCCTCTGCCATCACTTTATAATCACCTATTGTAGTTGCGACAAAAAGTATTTCACCGTTGTTTTGTTCTTTCATTTCATCAATAAACTTATCGTAGTAAGTATAATCTTCTGGCCAGTCTGGATTTTCTCTATCTTCGAGATTGCAAGTCTTTGGTCTTTTGTCATCTACTTTCTTACAAGGATTTACTATCCTTGCTTCAGATACTACCCACCATTGTGGAGCAACTAAATCTACTGGTCGTGGTAATGTAGGTTGTAATATTTCTACTTCTATTGGTTTACTTACTATATTTACTTCTTTTGTAGGAAGTAGAGAGCAACCACTAGTCAGAGCTAGGATTGCCAATATTGAATAATTCTTCAGTATCATTTTCTATTCCCTCCATCACTTCTTCACTTGCATTGTTCATTCTTAATTCTATCATGCCTGGCTTCTTTAGTGCAAGAACATCTAAATTATGTCTGGAGAATATCTCTAAATATTCAGCTTTCTCTTGCTCTATCAAAGCATTTTCTCTTGTCATGTTAGACAAAGCTTCACCTTGTTTTTCATACGATTCTCGTATAGTTTCTATTGTTTGTTTTTGTTCTTCTATTGCGTATTCTAATTTGATATTGTTTGCTTTTAGTGTTTGATTTTCACTATAAAGCCACCAACAACCTAATCCTAATACTAATATTAATCCTATAAAGAATTGGTTCATTATATCTCCTCGATTTTGTAATTGAGCCCTTCAGCTCCTCTAAGTTCTACCATTTCCTTATCATCAGTTTGGAACTTTAAATACTTATCTTGTTTGTAATAAAACTTACGCACGACAAAAGTCTGGTCATCAGCGTCTCCATAAGTCGAATTATAACTAACAGTTAGTTTATATCTCGTCCTGAATAGACTGATTATCCAGTTTATTACTATTTTCCAATACTTTTTTATTGTGTTCATTTAAAAGTCCTACGAATTCCTCTATGTATTCTTCCAAAGTCATTCCTCTTTCGGCAGCGTGTTTACCTGCCGCTATTAATTGTTCTTCAGTAAATTTAAACTTCGTGCCAAGTTTCATCATTTTTGAATAGTCTTGCTTCTGCTTCTCGTCTACGAATTAGCCCGTCAAGGATTTCTCCTCCAGCTTTGTTCCATCTTTTTAGTTGTGCTGGAACACCTTCATAATCTCCTGCATTTAAGACTTTTAGTAGGGTTGACGCTTTTAAATTAGCTGGGCCAAGGTTATATACCCATGACACCATTGCGTCAAATTGATTTTGGGATAAGGGAGCTGTTACATACTCGTTGATGTAATTTTCATACTCATGTAATTCATCTACTAGCATTTGTTCTGCATCTTCCTGTGTTATTTGCATACCAGGCTCAACATCTTTTGTGTGTCCATATCCTATTGTCCATACATTCGCTGAACATT